TTGCTCACAAGTGTGCAGCCAGATCATCGGCTCGAGCCAATCCAGAGAATCGACGACCAGGGTTCGATAATCGTGCTCCTCGTTGATCAGCGCATCGAGAGCGCCGCGCGCCTCGAGGTAGGTTTTCGCCCTGGGGAATGCGTCGACCTCAATGGTCCCGAGCCCATCCTCCAGACATAGAAAGATCGGCTTTTTCGCTGACGCCGCGAACGTCGTTTTCCCGACCCCCGCCGGTCCGTAAATCAGCACCCTCGGCGGACTTATCATCCCGGCTGTCGATTTGATCTCTGATAATTGCATCGGTTTTCCTCCATTGGTCACTAATAAAACGGTAAATTCGGACGGTCAGGACTGTCCTGGCGTCCATCGTTCTTATGTCGAGCCCTCGGTCCTCGCGATGTAATTCCGTCGTCGCGAAAAGCTCCTCGACGAAATTGTGAACATCGGTCAGGGACGCCGGGCATTTGATGATGAATGCCTTCTCGGTCACAGTATTTTCTCCGTTGGAAGGCGCCGGCCTTTCGGCAGGTTGGCGTGGAAAAGATGGTTGGGGGGAAATAACCCATCGAAATGACCCGGATCTGATAGCCCTTCGAATATGCAAAAAATACTCCCCTCATACTCCTCGTTTAAAGATCTGCGCGCTATCTCCGCCACCTCGCGATCAAAATACATCCCATCCATCATCCCGGTGTAGAGGTCGATCAGTAGATACCGGGAACCCGGATTTTTATTGCTCATAAGATTTTCTCCGTTATTAACCCACAAAAAAGCTCGAGCGAAATCTCCGCCGAGCGTTTGAAATCTTCGAGTCGGTATATGTCAGTCGGATATGGCACCAGGACGCGCCAGGGTTGCCGGTCAGCGCGGAAGCATACCGCCGGCACCTTGTGCACCTTGTTCGCCTGGGCGACTGCCTGGCGCCAAAAATCGGCCTTGTCGGCGCTGGTGATCTCTCGATATCGCTTGCACTCAATCGCCCAATGATCGAGCCCGATCAGATCGTGACCGCCGCCGAATGCTTGGGATAAATTTCGCTCGAGGCGGATGCCGGTCCACTGCTCGATCTCGAGGATCAGCTCTCGCTCTCCAGCGGCGCCCTTGTTGCGACTACTCGCCCCCATGAATCGGTTTCACCTCCGCGCGTTGTTCTTTCATGTTCTTCCACGCTTCGCGCTTGACCTGATTTCGCCATGACTTTGCAAACGCAAACAGAAACGCGAGAAGTATGGTCCCCCATAATGGCGCCGTCACCCACCACCATGACCAGGTGATGATCTCCGCCAAGCGCAAACCGACAAACATCAGAAACATATTGTCGATGATGTGGCCGAGCCGATTAGTCTGCACTTCGGGCAAGAATCACCTCCGCCTGGATTCTGCGCGCCTCCGGGATATCGCCCTTGCGTCGCCAGTGATAGATCGTTTGCCGGGTGACGCCCAGCGCGCGAGCAGTCTGGGATACACCGCCGAACGATTTGATAATGTCCTCCAGGCTCATGTTGGCCCCTCTTTTTGATTGACTCGGCGAGCCTAGCGCGTAACATGGGCGGGTGTCAAATTATTAAACAGGGGATCAACATGGTCGGAAAATTATCAGACGACACCAAAATGTCCGGGTCTCGCATCCCGGTCCTTTACTGCTGGAATCATGGAGTCGGGCATCCCTGGTCGACGCCGAATGACGAGCTCCGCAAATCGATCCAGGCAGCGCGCGGAGAGCGTCAGGAATCCGACATCGGAGAGCCGGGCATCGTCGGCAATCTGCTCGAGCCGGTGCTGATACAAAACGCCTGCGACGTTCTGGGCATCACCCAGGTCGAGCAATCGCCTCCGGTGATTAAGCTCGAGGATTTCGAGGTCTCATGCGATGGCATTGCCACGATCGACGAACCGCTACTTGTTGCGTCAGGCGCAACAGTCCGCATTGAAGGCGCCGACGAGATCACCCTCCAGGGTCGTATCCCCATCGAGTGCAAGGTCACGACCGCACCGCCGAGCGATGAAATCCCACTTTATCGCGGACCCATTCAGCTCCAGGCGCAAATGATGGCGATCGGCGCCAGCACCGGGATTATTGTCACGCTGCATCGGGGCATTGAGCGTCGGATCACCATCATGCGCGCGGATTTGGATATTCAGGCCGAGATCGGGCTACTTTGCACCGACTTCCGGCTGCGCGTGATTTCTGAAAATTACTACCCGCCGGTGAATGTCGACGATGCGGTGATCGCGCCGGCGGAGAAAAACGAAATTCCGGTCGAGCTTAACGGCCTCGAGAACGATATCTATCACCTGGAGCTGTTACGCGATCACCGGCGCCAGTTGAACGACGAGATCGAGGAGTTGGAGGTCAAGGTGATGACCGCGATGGGTGACGCGACACTCGGGCAGGCTGGACCCTACCGGGTGGAATGGCCGGTCAGGAATTACAAAGCCCAGCCGGAGCGCGTAGTCGCCGCCAAAGAGGCGCGCACCATTCGTTTGAAGTCTTTGATTATTCGGAGTAGTATCTAACCGATCCCGCTCTCCCTTTGCGGGATCAACCACTCCTAAAGGTTCGGCCGCTGGTCTTTTGACAGCGGCCTTTTTTTAGAAGTGTTCCTCGCCGTCCTCGACTTCGATCTCATACTCGTCGACCGTCTCGACCTCCCAGCCTTCCTCCTCGAGAACTGCGGCGTATATCTCCTCGGGGTTCATGTCGATCGATAGCCCCTCCGGGAATAGCTGCGTGTAAATCATCGAACAGCCAGAGCGGCCGCGCTCGGGTAAAAGCATCAAAATCTCGCCCGATCGGATGTAGAGATCACCTTGTTCCGTTACCAGTTTGATCATCCCAGCGGTTGCCTTTTACTGAATTTTCCCTCGCGGTCAGTATTTGCAGATTCCAGGGAACGTGAAGGCCGCAAACCAATTTGCCGCGCAGCGGGACGATGTGATCGACCGAATGCGGGACGCCGGTTTCGGCGGTGACTTCTCGCGCCTGGCGATAAACCTCATCGATCTCAGCCTGCACCAGGTCATTTTCGCGCAGTATGTTGGCGCGCTCAATGTAAAGCCGGCGCCTCTCGCGACATTTTCTGTTCGTGCTTTTGTACTTCGGCCGGATGTAGCGCGCCGGGTATATATGAGCCCTGTTTTTGCGGTAATGATCGCGCCAGTATTCGGCTCGAGACCCGCGCTCCTGGTCATATTCGCGCCAGTATGCGCGCTTTTCTGCGCGTTTCTCAGGGCTCAATACGGTGCATTTGATGGCGTTGCACGTTGTGCAGCATTTATTGGCGGTATACCTGGGCGCCAGGTGCCCGAACTTGCAGGGCTTCCCGGTGAAGTAATACGCGGCCCCATTATTCCGAGCCTGTTCGACCGATCTGATCAGATATTAAACGGGCGCTTTATCCTCCCGCATTGCATCCGACAGTCTGTGCGCCCTTGCCCCCACTTGCTCGGCCCATTGGGACCGCAACATTTCGTCCGCTGCCTCCGCGAATCTTTCCTCGCGCATATACGCTATTGTTCGCTTGAAGTTGAGGAATCCGAACGTCCCCATATTGAAACACATATTGAGCACGACCATTTGCCGGGTTTCGGATAGGTCGCGCCATTCTGGAAAAAGCTCGTCGAGCTCCTTCATCAACCGCACAATATCGCTCTCAAGCATGAACTGCGCCTCGGCCCTGGTGATCCCAGTGTCCTCGAGGTTGCGCCCGACGCCGATGGTTAGCTTCCCAGCGGTACAATAGTAAGGCTTCAGCTTGCAGCCCTCGTCGAGCTCCAGCCATTTGGTCAAAACCTTGAAGTCGACGCCGGCCGTCATCTTTCAGTGTTCCCGAACTTCTGGAGCGCGCCCTTCGCCAGGTCGCCCATGTAGGGCGCTGCGAAATAAAAGCCCAGGATCAGCATGACCGCCGGGGTCATGGTATCGATCCGACCATCGAGGATGGCTGTGCTATCTGCGAGCTTTGCCGCTGCGTCGTCAGTCACCCAGATCGCCACCAGGGAGCTGACAGTCGCAGCCAGGAACATAAAGAGCCACACCCCGGTGATCCCAAAGGCGATAACGCGACGCGCCAGTCTGGAGCCGCTGGTCGACTCGAGCCATTTGATCGTCATCTGGCGAGCGTCGGCTTCGGCCTTCATTAGCGCCTCGCCTTGCTCTTGTTTGGTGTAAAAGGATTTATCGATCAGGCCGAATGTCCTGTCGATGATGTCGCCGGTCGCCTTACTTGATCCGAACAGTTTTCCCAATAAAGACACGACGCCCCCTGGTGATCATGGTTTGTTGTTGCGGGTGTTATGTTGACCGATATCAGCCGGCATCGTCGTCCTTGCCGAGTAGTGCCTGGATCGTTTTGGTTTCGTAGATTCTGATAGCAGTCCAGACGATCGTGAACAGCGCAGCCATAGGCGGCAAGATTGCGCCCATTGATCCGATCATCGTCATTATACTTGCAGCATCAATCGCTTGTTTTGTGGATTCAGTAACCAAAACGCGCGCCCCCAGGAGTTTGCTGGATTCTACCAGCCGACCCCATCCATTCAAATGTCAAATAATTGTCCGGCCCTAATGATCGACCGAATCTGCGATTAAAGACCTGGCGCGCCGCACATCATTTCGAGCTGACGTTTGACAGTGATTTTTGTGAAATGGCGAGAAAAGGAAATCGATGACGATTCGGGTTTGCTTCCAGCCAAACCTCCGCCGTTCTCTCCAGGCGCGCCCACTGACCGACTCGTTCGGATTGTCCCCGCCGACCAGCGTGTTGATTAGCTGAGATATTGCATTGCCCACGCGCAGCCCATAGCGGCAGAGGCGAAAACCAATACGACGACCGCCAGGCTCAATAACGAACATACCAATATCCCTTCTATTAGCCTATCCATCGCCGCATTGCTTTTGATATTCAATTTCTTGAAACGTCATAACTCCAGTAGGCTCGTACCAGTCGCACATATTGTATTCGCCGTCATCATTAGTGTCGCAGTAGCGATCCCATGAAATCGTCGAAAATGAAAAAGAGTCTGCGGGTTCAAACGCCTCGCACCATTCTTGAGTGCCTACCTCGCTAGTGCTCTCATAGTCAGGCACATAGTCGCGCTTTTCGGATGGATAGTTGCGAACGTAGTAGTCACCGTTTCTGTATTCTTTCTTTTGGTAAAGGGTGTCGTAGATGCTTATATAAATATACTCGCCGTGTCCGAGCGTGTATTGCGTTCCGTCATCGTAAAGGATGACTGTCTGACCAAATGCTACCGCTGACCATAACCCCAATACTGCCAGCAACCCTTTCATGTTTAGTCCTCCGACTCTGGTTTATGCT